GTATTGGTAGGTCATAATAGTACTGGGGATTCACCAGCTGGTCACACAAATGGAGATTCACCTGCAGTATCTTCAACTATTAAGAGTATTGGAGTAGTTAACGGTATCTTAAATGTTGAATTTTTGTTTGATCACGAATTTGCTGTAGGTCAATTTATTACACTTTCGGGTATAGCACCCCACACAGTTCAATCTGTAGACGGTGCCGGTCGACGATGGGGTAATTCCGATGGTGATTTAAATAAAGAGTTTCAAGTAGTTGAATTAGGAACTTCGGGCGGTGTTGCCAATGCCAGAGGATTAAAATTAAAAGTTGAAGATACTTTTGGACCAAAACCCAGCGGCTTAACACTTGAATTGAGTAAATATGATACTCCTGCAGTTGCAAGATTTGGTGGAACTGCATTTGATAGCCCCTTCATAAAAGATTCTGTATGGAGCGGAGAAACCGGAATGTATGCTAATGCTCATGGTTATGGTGGAAAAACATCGCACACATTAACCATTAATCAAATGCCATCTCATAGGCATGCAGTTTCTGGCCCCGACACGGATGTAGAGTATAGAGATAATGTAAAGGACGGCGGTATCGATTCTGGCCGGGCCCACCCCGACCAGAGAGATAGTAGTCGAAGAACGGGTTTTGCCGGCGAGGGACAGCCCCATACTAATATAGATAATTATATTACAGCATATATTTGGAGACGAATAGCATAATGGCTTTTTTAGGTAGAACAACAAAAGGTAGTCGCTTAACTGCAATAGAATTAGATAAAAACTTTTTATCTCACTATCCAATCGGTGCAATATATATGAACGCTAATCGTTCTGATAGTCCCAATAAATATATTGGCTATGGCGTTTGGAATAAATTTGCTGAAAGTAGAATTTTAATCAGTGCAGATTCAACTGAAAATAGTAATCCAATTAATGCCTCACCGTCTGGCTCTTTAAGTCACACACTTGTCTCAAGCCAAAGCGCAGCACACACGCACACAACTTTTGAGGCTGGAAGAAATGAAAAGGAAAAAAAGGGTGGTCTAATCTTTCTTGAAAAACCAGGCCAATTCAGTGACGTAAGATATACAGGCTACGCCGGAGGTGATGAACGCCATAATAATGTTCAACCTTACGTAACAGTTTACATGTGGGAAAGGACCGCTGAATAATGCCAGTTAAATTATTAGCAGATAATAAACCAATATCATATAAAGAATTTGATGAGAACTTCACTGAACTTTATCCTGTTGGTAGTATCTTTATGACTACAAGACATACAACAAAGACAGAACTTGAAGTTGCTTTAGGATTTGGTGTTTGGGAAAAATTTGGACCGGGAAGAGCAATCATTGGTGTAGAGACAGATGATAGAAATGGTTCATACAGACATCCTAATGATCAAATAGGGTTTACAAATCCAAGAACCAATCCAAGCTTTGAAACAGGAAAATTACGAATTGTTAGAGGCGCCGATGGCGGCAATAACTTTTGGATTGTGGGCGGATTTTTATCAGTTCAAATATCAGATATAGATGCTACTTATAACCCGAATCAAAATGACTCATCAACATTTCCCGATGCATATACTTATGGTTTAACAAGTGAAGCTCTTACTGAAGGCCAGATAATTACTATTACAGGTTTAGGAACACAAACAGACACGTCGTTAGGTCGGAGTGTAAGTCTTGACGGAACATATCTAATTACCAGTAAAACTGGCGTAGATACACAATTGAAAAAAATAGATACTACACTTGATACAGTTGCCTCTGATCATTATAATTATTATGATTATGATACACCAGCTAATCACACAGGCTTTAGTGCTACAAATGTAACTTATAAATTATTTGCTGCTGGTGAAGAAAAGGGCGGAAGAATTAACCACGTCGTAACAGAAAGTGAAATGCCTTCGCATGATCATGCGTTGAACTATGCTAATAGAGCTCTTAATACTATGGATACGACTGATGACGACGGAGAAAGAGGCGGTGGCGGCCACCTGCAGATATCAGCTAACCCAGCGGGTGGTAGCGGTGAAGCTCATAATAATCGACAGCCTGCGCGACAAGTTTATATGTATAAAAGGATAAGTTAATTATGGTAGGATTAGTTACAATGTTAGTTTCGACTCTTGGTGCTACAGGCATGGGGTCGATTTTGAAAATAGCTGGTGGATTGGTACAATCTTTTAATGAAGCCAGAGAAAAGAAGGCTGAAAGAGAATTAGCACGCGACCTTGCTATATCAGGTCAAGCAATTGATTTTCAAAAAGCCACATTTGGAGAAACAGATGCGTCAACTGCAAAATTCACTCGCGCTACTCGTCGTTTCATCGCTCTTATGGGGATGTTCAACTTTTTCGTTATTTCGGTACTCTGTACCATCTGGCCAGACGTCGAGCTCATTACCTTCACCCCTCCCGAACAAAAAGATACTTACACCTTCTTGTTCGGTTTGTTCACAATCCCAATCGGAGAACAAAGTCCAACGACAGCAATCACCACGGGTCACATCACTCTCGTCTCGATTACCACTTTGGGAGCAATCATCGGCTTTTACTTTACCCCAGGCGGGAAAAAATAAGGAGAAATAAATGACGGGCGATATTCTTAACTTTATCAACCAAGTGGGAGTTCCGATTACGGTAGCTCTGGGTGTAGGTTGGTTTTTATTCATTATTCTGAAGTTTATATTAGCACAAGTAACATCATCAATAGAGTCACTATCTGGTTCTCTATTATCACTTGAAAATAAATGCGACGTAATGAATAATGACATTGTTAAGATTGACGCATTATTTTCTTCATTCTTTAATGTAGAACCTAACCTTGAGCGTATAGCTGCAAGTGAAGGTAAAGAAGATGCGAGGGACGACTAATGAGTGGATTCGAGTTTGCACATTGGGCTGATGTAATTCAACAATATGGCTTTCCTATTATTGCAATGATAGGATTAGGTTATTTTATCTGGTATGTATGGGGTTGGGTTACAAAGGAAGTAAGACCTGCAATATCAAAAGCAAGTAAGTCTCTTGGTATTTTAAAGAAACAAATACAATCTCTTGATAACGATATGATTCGTTTAAATATGAAATTAAAGATTCTTATACAAGAAAGAAATGTTACAGATAAACATAAGAGTCCATATTTCGAAGATGAATAAATAGATTTAAACACGTTCACCCGAAAGGGCGGAAGTAGTACATAGTGTACGAAGGAACGCACCGTAATAGGAGAAACAAATGGCTACTCTACAATACAGAGGGTCTGCTGTTGAGTCTTCTGAGAAAGCGGTGGAAAAACCTAGCATCGCTTCTTACAGAGGTTCAACATACAACCCACAAGAAGTGAAAGAAGCTCCAAAAGTAACCAGCGGTCAATATCGTGGTTCGTCTTGGGAAGCGTAAGTTCACATAAAAAAATCCCCACTCTTTCGGGTGGGGATTTGAAGTTTAATTAAATTACTTCTTTTTCGTAGCACGTGGCTTACGAGCGGGTTTCTTCTTAATGTCAGCTTTTAGCTCTTTCAATTCAGCCTCAGCTTTATCAGCCAACTCTTTTGCTTTAGCAGCAGATGCTTCTACGTCTGCAACAATAGCGTTTAGCTTCTTAATGTTATTACGTGCAACTAGAGCACCTACAATAACACCAACAACAAATGAAACAATAATTTCCATAATGTATTTCCTTATTTAATCTGAATAGATACCTTGCAAATGATCTTCAAATGCTTCTATCTTATCCATGCGTTTTGGCCAATATATGTATTCCTTTTCAGGATTGGCTTTTAAGTTATTAAGCAAAGGTTGAATTGCATTATATAATTTATCAACTTTAGCTTGTAATTTAGCGGTAGAAGAATCTGCCGCAGAGAGTTTACTATCAGCTTCTGCTTTCAACTTTTCAGCTTCTTGATAAGCGGAAAGTTCTTTTTCATCAACTGCAGTAAATCCAAAATCAAATAAATCTTCTGTGCCCATTGTACCTCCTGTATTCATTATTTATACATTAAGTTGTTTCGTATATGGGCTTTTCCAGCCGGTCCAGTCCAATGAATAATCTTTTTATTTGGATTATCTTCGCCCCTAGCTAATTGTATTCTTAACCACTGATAATCCATTGGCATTTCTACAATGCTTTCTTTTAGGGGACCTTTCGTTAATAGAGTGTGTAATATTTCTTGGTCTCCACGACCAATGTGTCTCTTAATTCCATTTTGTTCTGGTCGACACCATCTCTCCCAAATCTTTAAAACTTTGGGAACACCTTTTACAACATTCACACCCGTAGCAAACCACTTCGGATTAGGATCACCGTCCTCTCTTCTTCGACAAGGATCATTAGTAAGAGCCATATTTGTGCCATCAACATAATCGAATATTTCAGTTATATTTCCCAATACTTCACAATCAACATCAATCCAGCACTTATATTCGTACGGTGCTTTCATCATTGCAGTTGGTTTTAAAAACCACGATGATCTATGATATTTTGGAAATCTTGCGATCTTATTAACTAAGCCACTCTTGCCTATTCTTTCTAGCCACTCTTTAGACATCCCAAAGTCACAAACAACGATATCTGTTTCTTTATCATATTTACGAATATTTTTTGCCCACCATATTACCATATCTTGAAAGTTATGGTCTGCACCAGTAATAAAACATTTATCACTCATATTATTTCAATTCCTTTTCTATAATTGTGTTTTGCTTTACAACCTTCGTCTAATTGAATACAAGAAAAAGAATCGTCAGCCATAATAGGCCAGGGATAGTATTCACCTAGCCAGGGGAAGTTATCTTTCTTCAAATAAATATCTGTCGGTTCAGCATGGGTATATGATTTCTTAACTAAAACTTTAGCGCCTCTCGGACTTACTAGATAAGCATGAGCACCTGGCAAGTATCCACCCGGTTTAGAAAACGTTGTAAAGAATCCTTCCTTCGAAGATTTTCTATATCCACCATAAGAGGGTTTACCAAATGAAATAACTTTATATGCTATATTAACTTTTGGAAGAGGAGCAGTAAACACTGCATCATGCTCTAATACTAATACTGGTTCATCTAATTCAATTGCTTTTTTCCAGCACTCTCGATGTGATAGGAAAGCTGCCATACAAGGCTCAAATCTACTGAATTGATTATTTTTAAATTTAGAATAATCAATACCCTTATCAATCATCATTTGTTCGGGATTATCTTTAGGTGTAAAGCCGGGGTGATGCTCTACTTCAACCCCAAACTTTTTACCAGATTCAATACATCGTTTTGCCACTTGGACAGAACGAGGATTATCCATTATAGTAATTACTAATGCTTTCAAAGTGCTCCTCTAAGAAGTCTTCAACTGTTATTTTTGCTTCCCACCCACAGTTCTCTTTCATAAATGAAGTATCGGCACATGTTCTTTGTCTTTCTCTTGGTGTATCAGTTTTAATTGGTAATTTTGGACATATATCACTCATTTTAACTGTTCGACCCGTTCCAATATCAAATATCCCTTTAACCTGTGGGTTATTGATTAATGCTTCTAAAGCATCTAGCATATCTTCAAGGTGAATAAAATCTCTTTCGTGTTCTGTGATATATTCTACTGTGCCTTTAAATAATTTGTCAAAGAACATACCTGTTCTTGCGGAATCATTATAAACAGTATGGAATCTCATCTGACAACAATTCGAATGCGGTATTGATTCAGCTAAATATTTTGTACCAGCATAAGGATTTAAATCTGGTTGATAAACTGAAATTGAGCTTGCAACTAATACTCGAGTGTCT